CCTTATCCGGACTCACGATGACCACCCTAAAACAGATGGTCCGACCGAGCTGCAAGCCGCTTCGGGCTACGCCCTTCGCGCCTTGCAGCTCGGCTAAAAACTTACACCACTACCGGGGACATTACCCCCAGAACGATAAAGACCCGCAGTGACGGGTCATCATCGTATCGAAGTATGGCGGCGACTCAGCCGCTCATACCCAGCAGTTTTCTTTGTTCATCCCATAGCAAGGGCAGCGGCACCCTGCGAATCAACCATTCGGAATTCAGTTCCGGGGGCTGCTCACCAAGGTGGATCCGCTGCATGATGTCGGGCGCCAGAAAGGCCAGATTGATCACCCGCGACACATAGTCGTTTGAGATCGCCTCCTCCAGGGCGATGGCCATCACCCCATCGCACCGACCAGAAGTCAGCCGTTCAAACCAGTCATGGGCCTTGCCGATCAAGGCGATCAGCGTAGGGTCCACCCGGCGCTCGGTTTGACCCGCCACACGAACGATCAAGCGTACCGTTCGCCCACAGCGCTTCAAATGCACCGGCACTTTGAAAGTCGTTGATCCTTCGTCTGAGTCCTCGCATTGATCGACGCTACTCGAATCCCACACGCAACTCGTTCGAATCGCAATCTCAAGTTCTTCTGAGTGCACAGTGATCCGCCTGACGATCCGGTGCAGCACGATGATCTTGTCCGTCCCCTTCTCCGACTGCAGTTGGTCAGCCAGTTTCAATGCAAGCCGTATGCGCTCGCGCACCTCGTTCGCAGAGGTGCTTGCCATCAGTGCCATCAGACGCTGCTCGTCCTTCAGAAACCCAACTAGCGATCGCAGCACCGCAGCCTCCAACTCGTGCGCAGCCAGGCGCAAGCCCTCGGGTGCAGCATCCCGTCCAGCGGCGTGCAACGATTGACAAACGTAATAACGGTACCTCCGCTCTGCCTTCTTGGCATGCGTCGGCGTCAATGGATTTCCCTGTTCATCGAACACCAAGCCAGTGAGCAAACTTGGATTGACGGCGGTAGCCCGGGTTCGATGCCCTTGGAGATTGGATTTGAGCGTCTCCTGAACCGACTCCCAAGTCACTTCATCGATGATGGCCGGGTGCAGCCCCGCAAAGACAGCATCCTTGTGCGCGATTCTGCCCGCATAGACCGGATTGGTCAGTATCCGGTACAAATGCCCGCGGCTAAAGGGTTTGCCACCCTGTTGCCCGGCACGGCGCGAGTTTCTCTCTGGCGTTACCCAGCCGCGCTGATCAAGTTCAAACTTGAGCTTACGCACGCAGCTAAGCTCCAAATAGAGCCCATAAACCTCACGTATGCGCTGGGCCTGCGGCTCATCGATGATCAGCGTGCGCTCATGTGGCAAGTACCCAACCGGGGTCACGCCTCCCATCCACATTCCTTTGGCCTTGGAGGCAGCAATCTTGTCGCGGATGCGCTCACCCGTGACCTCCCGCTCGAACTGGGCGAATGAGAGCAGCACATTAAGGGTTAGTCGCCCCATGGAACTGGTCGTGTTGAATTGCTGGGTGACCGAGACAAAGGACACTCCGTGTGCGTCAAAGAGTTCAACCAGCTTGGCAAAGTCGGCAAGCGAGCGGGTCAACCGGTCCACCTTATAGACCACCACGATCTTGATCCGGCCCATGGTGATATCGGACATCAGGCGTTTCAATCCCGGGCGTTCGGTGTTACCGCCAGAGAAGCCACCGTCCTCATAAGCATCGGGCAGGGCAGTCCAGCCCTGCGCCTTCTGGCTCAGAATGTACGCCGCACAGGCTTCACGCTGGGCGTCCAGTGAATTGAAGCCCTGTTCCAGACCGTCTTCTGAGGATTTGCGGGTGTAGACGGCACAGGGCAGTGCAAGCACCTTCATGAACGTAATCCGAAGAACAGGGGTCCCGACCAGGCGGTACCGGTAATGGACCTGGCGATGGCGGTCAAGCTTTTATAGGTCTTGCCGCCATACTCAAACCCTTGTACCAACACAGTCACATGGTGCGTGCCGCCCTGCCACTCACGCAGAAGGCGGGTGCCAGGGGCCAAAGATGCGGCTGGCGCAACAGATGCTGCCTTGCGGCGCAGGCCACGGATCAAGCGATCAACCTCCCCTGACCCAGGCTTGGCCTGCAGCACCATCTGGCTGTGCCAGGCCAAGGCACCGCGCAAAAGGACTGCTTTGCTGTGGCGGGGGGCGGGACAGCCAAACGAATCAAACCAGCGCTGCGCCAGGGCAGCGCGGTCCATGGCCATAAGATCAGTCAGGTCAACGCTCATGCCGCCACCGAGGCGACGATGCGGTAGCGGCGTTCGCCACCCTGAACAGAGGGCTCGCAGACCACGTTGAGGCCCAGGCGCTTGCGCAATGTGCCGCTGATGGTGCCACGCACGCTGTGGGCTTGCCAGCCGGTCAGACTCATCATTTGCTCGATCGTGGCACCGGGGGCGGCGCTGAGTTTGGCGATCAGTTGCGCCTGCTTGCTGACTGCGACCGGTATGCGAGATGGTGCTGGGGCAGCAACGACAACGATTGCCACCGGCTTCTTTGCCTTGGTTGGCGTCGGCTTGACTGGCGCGACGGCAGGTTTCGCTTTAACTGCAGGCGCCTTGCTCTTCGTCGCTGGCGGCACGTTGGTTGACGAGCCCTTGGGTTTGATTACTTTGGTTGTCATGAACATCTCCTGATTGGTCCACCGCGACCTTCGCGGCGGTGAGCCAGTAACGCTCTGCTTGCGCAAGGTATCAAGTCATTTATCAAAAATAAGCGGCGACCAGGCACCGTCAGTGGCAACGCGTTGACACTGCTTTTTGCAGTCGGCTACAATAAATGCGAAATTACATCCATATATCATCATGCCAAGAGTCCCTACCCTGCAACTCACCCACGGCCAAGTCGCATGGGCGCTGTGCAGCGGGCAAAATCCTGACCGACGCACCTTGGATGCCCTGCGCTACCTGCGCCAATTGGGCGTTCCCTTCACAGAAGAGGAGCAAGGCACAGGGCGGGGCAACCGTCTGACCTACACATTCGATCACCTGATTGAGTGCGCTGTGGCCATGTATGCAATCCGCCGCGGCATGAAACCGCGCCAAGGTGCAGATTTCCTGGTCGGCGAGCGCAAAACCCTGCGCAAGTTGTACGGAAGCACGTTCGCAAGCGCACCACCCGGCGCGTTAGATGCTCCCTGGGTTCTCAGTCGTGGCAAACTTGGGGCGGTACTCGATGACGAGCATTTCATTCGCCTGCATAAGCGTCACGCTGACACCAGCGGCAAGATCGACGCAATGAGCATGGACGAAGTCATCACCTTTGGTGCCACCATGTTCGATCAGGTCGAGCGCTACGCCAATGAAGTCGTTGCACTGGTGCCGCTGCGCCGCGTCATGTACGAAGCCTTGGCCTGGGCCGCTTTGGCACCCATCACCCCGCCCGGCCGAGTTGCGGCCACACCTCAATCTAGGCCGATCGCCAAAGTATCGAAGGCCTGAATACGCAGGGACCTGATTTGCGGTCTCTTTTTATTTATCTATATAGATGTAATTTTACTTGCGTACAAAGGAAAACCTCATGAACAATTGCACCAAAACACCCATTGCTGCGGCCGTTACCATGCGTGCCCTGGCCGACATCCGCCTTGACCCCAAGAATCCGCGCAGCCACAACAAGCGCCAGATCCACCAGATCGCGCGCAGCATTGACACCTTCGGCTTCAATGTACCAATCCTGATCGATTCAGAAAACCAGGTCATCGCCGGTCACGGCCGCGTACTTGCTTGCCAGGAGCTGGGCTGGACCGAGGTGCCCACCATCTGCCTGGAACACCTCTCTTCGGCACAGGCCAAGGCCTACATGATCGCGGACAACAAGCTTACCGATAACTCCAGCTGGGATGAGAACCTGCTGGCGCAAAGCCTCAAGGCGTTGTCCGAGCTCGATCTTGACTTCGAGCTTGATGCCATCGGCTTTGAGATGGCAGAAATTGATTTGTATATTGAACAGCTCGACGTAAGCGACCACAAGGACGATGAGGTCGTCGACCTGCCTGCACCGAACGCCATTCCCGTGTCAAAGCTGGGCGACCTGTGGACGCTGGGTGAACACCGCATCCTGTGCGGCAACGCCTTGATGGCTCCTGACTACGAGACACTTCTGGCAGGACGTCTGGTCGACATGGTCTTTACCGATCCGCCCTACAACGTTCCCATTTCCGGCCACGTCATGGGCAACGGCCGTGTTCAGCACCGCGAGTTCGCCATGGCCGTCGGGGAGATGTCAGTTGAACAATTCACCGACTTCCTTAAAACTGTCTGCACCCGCCTGAGTGCCGCCAGTACCGATGGCTCAATCCATTTCCTTTGCATGGATTGGCGTCATCTCCCGGAAATCCTGGCTGCCGGCGCTGCCTACACTGAGTTCAAGAATCTTTGTGTTTGGACCAAGGACAACGCGGGCATGGGTTCGCTCTACCGCAGCCAGCATGAACTGGTGCTGGTCTTCAAGAACGGAACGGCCAGGCACGTTAACAACGTGCAGTTGGGTCAATACGGTCGCTATCGCACCAATATCTGGAAGTACCCGGGTATCAATTCCTTTGGCCGCAGCACGGGCGAAGGAAACCTGCTGGAGTTGCACCCGACGGTCAAACCGGTGGCCCTGATTGCCGATGCACTACTTGATTGCTCCAACCGCGGTGACCGGGTACTTGACGTATTCCTGGGCAGCGGCTCCACCCTGATCGCTGCGCAGCGCACCGGGCGCGTTTGCTTCGGCATGGAACTCGACCCTGTGTATGTCGACACGGCAATCCGCCGCTGGCAGAAGCATACCGGTCTGAAGGCCGTTCACGCGCTCACCGGCACCCCGTTTGACGAAGTTGAGGCTCTTACACAGTCAGCACCAACTCAGCCTATCCAGGAGAACAGCGATGTCTGCTCGGAATAACGATAACGATAAAAAATATTCAGTGGGCTACGGCAAACCCCCTGCTGAGTCACGTTTCAAAGCCGGCCGCTCCGGAAATCCACGTGGACGGCCCAAGGGCAAGCTCAATTTGGAAACCATCGTGACCCAGGCGATGGGCGCAAAGGTTGTGGTGAACGAGGGCGGACGGCGCAAGTCCAAGTCCAAACTGGAAGTTTCCATGACGCAGCTGGCCAACAAGGCCGCTAGCGGCAACCTGGCTGCTACCAAGATGTTCCTAGCCCTCATGCCGCTGCTGGAGCCCGCTGGTGTTGCCGAAGCCAATACGCCCGATCTATTAGCCGATCGTGAATTGGCAATGAGCCTTGCCGCAAAACTTGCAGGCAAGTCGATGCCAGACCCTATCGGCAGTGACCAAAATGAATGACGCTCAGCTCGCCGCAATGCTGCGCACCGACCTGGGTGTGTTCATTGAGCGCGTGTTCATGCACCTGTTCCCGAACACGGCGTTTCTACCGAGTTGGCACATTGAACTGATTGCATCCAAATTGGAAGCTGTGCTTGAGGGCAAGACGACACGGCTGATCATCAATGTACCCCCACGCTCGCTCAAGTCAGTTATTGCATCCATCTCGTTTGTGGCCTGGGCATTGGGTCGAAACCCCAGCTTGCAAATCATTTGCGCCAGCTACGGTCAGGATTTGGCCGACAAACTGGCGCTGGACTGCCGCAGCGTGATGCAAAGCGCCTGGTACCAACGCCTCTTTGGCGTCAGTCTCCAGGGCGTGCGTCCGGCGGTGGCGGATTTCAGGACAAAGGCTGGGGGCGGTCGCTTTGCGACGTCTGTTGGTGGTGTGCTGACCGGGCGCGGGGGTGACATCATCATCATTGATGATCCGATCAAGCCCGATGGCGCCATGTCGCAAGCCGAGCGTAACGCGGCCAATGACTGGTTTGACGGCACGGTGATGAGCCGCCTGAACGACAAGATGACGGGCGCCATCGTGATCATCATGCAGCGGTTGCACATGGATGATCTGGTCGGTCACGTTTTAGAAAAGGGCCAGTGGGATGTTCTTTGCTTGCCGGCCATTGCCGAGCTTAAGCAGCGGTTTGAGTACAGCGACGTTCGCGGCACGCACACGGTTGTGCGCCAGATTGGAGATGTGCTGCACGCGCAACGCGAACCCAAAGAGGTTCTGGATATGTTGCGGCTGACACTGGGTGAATATCACTTTGCCGGGCAGTACCAGCAGTCGCCGGCACCGCTTGGGGGTGGGATATTCAAGCTGGAGTGGTTCAGTTTCTTCCGGCCTCACGAGCTACCAGAGAAGTTCGACCAGATCATTCAGAGCTGGGACACGGCCAGCAAGGAGACTGAGACGGCCGACTTCAGTGTTTGTTCGACCTGGGCTCGCAAGGGCCCTGATCGCTACTTGCTTGATGTCTTTCGGCAAAAGCTGGAATTCCCGGCTCTGAAGAAGGCGGTTATCGCAAACATCCAAAAATGGAACCCGAACGTCGTGCTGATCGAGGACAAGGCCTCAGGCATTCAGCTGATTCAGGAGCTGCGCGCTGCGGGGCATTACATCGTCAAGGAGTGCAAGCCGCTGGGTGACAAGTTCATGCGCGCCATGGCGCAGACTGCGGCGTTTGAGGGTGGGTTTGTGAAGCTGCCACGCGAGGCGCACTGGCTCGATGGCTATATCCTCGAACTCACCACGTTTCCGCGAGGGAAGTTCGATGATCAGGTGGATTCGACTTCGCAGGCGTTGGGGTGGATGGCGGTGAATGCGACGGAGCCGGCTTTGATCGCCTTTTACCGGGAACAGTGTGAAGGACGCTTGAACTAGAGGTCCCGGAAGCGGCCGTTGGTGGATAGCGCTTGGTGCCCCAAAGAGTCATTGAGCAAAGTGAGGAGCTGGGTGAATAATCAGCCATGTCTGTAACTGCCTTCCATGCCTCGCTTCAATTACTACGTACCCGGCGCTTTGGCACGTTCTGGTTTGCCAGCCTGCTTTCCAATATCGGCACTTGGGCACAACAGCTGGCCCAGCCTTGGTTGCTGCTGAGTATGGGCGCATCGCCTTTCTTACTGGGGGTGGATGCGTTTGCGTTGGCCGCACCGGTCTTCTTACTCA